GAGTATGACACGCTTAGTGGGTTGTATGACACGCTTACGTCCAACTACGGCACTTTGACCACGGATTACAACACGGCTATCGGGGATTTGAGTACGTTACAGACGAACTATGACCAGTTGGACAAGGACAAGACTGCGTTACAGGGCACTTATGACGCGTTGTTTGGCGATTATGGTGCGTTAGAGAAGGATTATGGTGCGTTGAGCGGTCAGTTTGACGCGTTGACGAGTACGCAGGCTAAGACGCAGGCGGATTTGGATGCGTCTTTGGCGGATGCACAGGGTCTTCGCAAGCAGAAGCGGATGGGTCAGGCGGTTGATTTCTTGACGGAGAGTGCGGCGGACAAGGAGGCTCGGATGGCGAGTGGGTTTGAGCCGCTTCAGGTTCCGACGCAGCAGGAGTACACGCAGGCGATGGATGCGTTGGGTCAGACGGGTCTTGATCCGAATGCGTATACGCTTGCTCCGATAGATTTCACGGGTGGGTTTGATTCGAGTGTTTTTCAATCGACGCCTATGACTGGGTTTGCTGGCCCTGATGCGTATGGTACGACGGATTACACGAATATATTTGCTGGCCCTCAGATGGGGTTGCAGCCGATGGGGTTGAACGTTGGTCAGCCGTTTAATCCGTACTTTGAAGCCTTGAATCAAGAGTACGGTGTAGATTTTGGACTTCCATCATTAGGGGGGCAGAAGTAATGGGTTTATTTGACGACATAGCAATGGGCACTGGGCTCAAGGAAAAGGACCAAGATTACTACGACCGCACGGCAGCTACGATTGAGAGAACTCAGGGGTCGGGCGCGGCGGACAGGTATCGAGAAAGAACAGCGGACGCACGGGCAGCGGCTCCTGGCGGTTCTACGTCTACTGGAAATACTGTTACCTATACGGACGAGCGGACGGGTGAGACGGGAACTACGATTAGACCCAAGTTACGACCGACGTATGTGGTTCAAAACGAGGGTGGGACGTATAGCCCTGCGACGAGAGCCTCGGACAGAACTGGGATTTTTAATACATATGAAAGTGATGGTAGTGGCGGTCCTGCTCCTGTTTCGATGGCGCAGCCTACGTTTATGGAGTCGATGGGCGGAGGAACGCTTGGTAGCATTTTGGGTTATCTCGGAGGAACGCGTTCGACGGATAGTTTAGTTAACGTTATTGACGGTAAGCCTATTTATGAGGATTCGAAAGGTCGCACGTATTCGATCAATGCATTGGGTCTTCCGTACAACACTGCGGGTAAAGACACGTTGGACGAGGACCCCGAGCAGGTAGCGCGTCGTGAGGCGATGATGGGCGGCATGGGCTCGGACGATGACGGGTCGAGCGTGATTGATGAGCTATTGGACAGCGACTCTGGGACCACGGATCCTTGTCCGGAGGGTTATGTTTACGACAGTGAGCAGATGATGTGTGTGATTGATCCGTCTACGGGTTTTACACCGGACCTTCCGACGATGGAATTACCAGACCCATCGGTGCCACTTTCAGATTATACGCAGGTTGCAAACAACTTTATACCAACCCCACTACAACCCATAGCTCCAAACCCGATTCAGCAGCAGCTATCGCGGTTAAGTCGGTCGCTGAGTGGTCCGAGACAGCAGCAACGGGCTTCGGGATTGGCGGGAGCTAATACGGGGATCATGCAGGTTAAGCCGTGAACTTACAGGCTCTTCCAGAAGAAGCATTAAAAGAGATCTTGGCGCTTACTGAAGCCAAGAAAAAGTTGGATCTTCGGGAGGAAGCCTCTGAGAAGTTCATGTCGTTTGCGCATCACGTTTATGAAAACTTCATCGAGGGGCGGCATCATCGTATTATTGCTGAAAAACTTGAACGTGTTGCACGAGGAGAACTCAAGCGGCTTATAATTAATATGCCCCCTCGTCATTCGAAGTCAGAATTTGCAAGTTACTTGATGCCTGCTTGGTTCTTGGGCAGGAATCCGAAGCTCAAGATTATTCAAGCTACGCACAATACGGAGCTTGCGGTACGTTTTGGACGTAAGGTTCGTGATTTGATTGACGATCCGGCGTACAAAGAGGTGTTTCCTAATACGAATTTGAAGGAGGACAACAAAGGTGCGGGTAAATGGCAGACTGACAAGGGTGGTGAATACTTTGCTGCGGGTGTTGGAGCGGCTGTTACGGGGCGTGGTGCGGACCTCTTTATCATTGACGACCCTCATTCGGAACAAGATGCGCTGAGTGAAAGCGCGTTTGACAACGCGTATGAGTGGTACACCTCTGGTCCCCGACAGCGTTTACAACCTGGTGGTGCAATTATCCTAGTTATGACACGCTGGGGTAAGAAGGATTTGACCGGACGGTTAATTCAGTCGCAATCGGGCGACGTTATGGCGGATCAGTGGGAGGTTGTGGAGTTTCCGGCTATCTTGCCGAGTGACAAGCCTCTTTGGCCTGAGTTTTGGGAGAAGGCTGCGCTGCTTTCGATCAAGGCATCTTTGCCTGTGGGCAAGTGGAATGCGCAGTGGCAGCAGCAACCGACGGCATCGGAAGCTGCGATTATCAAACGTGAGTGGTGGCAAGACTGGGAGAAGGAAAAGATCCCGAGGCTTGACTATATTATACAGGCATATGACACGGCGTTTTCGAAAAAGGAGACGGCGGACTATTCGGCTATTACGACGTGGGGCATTTTCAAGCCTGAAGAGGGTGGACCTGACCATGTTATATTGATGGACGCTCGACGAGGGCGTTGGAACTTCCCTGAACTCAAGGAGATAGCCTATGAAGAGCACGAATACTGGGAGCCGGACATGGTGTTGGTCGAAGCGAAAGCGACGGGTACACCACTTATTGACGAGTTGCGGCTTCGTGGTATTCCAGCCTTGGGCTTCTCACCAGGTAAAGGAAATGATAAGGTAACGAGGATGCACATGGTTGCGCCTTTGTTTGAAGCGGGAATGGTGTGGGCACCTATGCACGAAAAGTTTGCTGACGAGGTCGTTGAAGAAGTAGTTTCATTTCCTAATGGCGATCATGACGACTTTTGTGATAGTATGACTTTAGCACTGATGCGTTTTCGTCAGGGTGGATTTATTTCACTGCTTGGAGAAAACGAGGACGATATGGAATGGAGGCCCCGTAGGAGGGAGTATTACTGATGGCAAGAGCACCAAACATGGTTGATTCGGGGCTGGATCTCGACGACACAATGGGATTACCCGATGTGGAGATTCCAATAGACGCGCCCATGGAATTTCCTGGTGGTGCAGAGGTTATTGACGACGGACAGGGGGGCGCGATTATACAGGCTCTTGCTGACGCGCAAAACATGCCAACACAAGAAGAACTTATTCCGTTCGATGCAAACCTTGCTGAGTTTTTGGATGACGGCACCTTGGGGGAGTTGTCGAGTGAGCTTAGAAGTTTGTACGAAGAAGACCTGGATTCTCGTTCAGAGTGGGAAGAAACGTATGTGCATGGTCTAGATCTTTTAGGGATCAAAACTGAGGAGCGCACGACTCCGTTTGAAGGAGCGAGTGGCATTACCCATCCGATGGTTGCGGAGAGTGTGACACAGTTCCAAGCGCAGGCGTACAAGGAATTGCTGCCGTCGGGTGGTCCAGTTCGCACTGGGGTACTTGGGGCCAAGACGCCTGAAAGGGAAGCGCAAGCCTCTCGTGTCAAGAACTTTATGAACTATCAGATTACGGAAGTTATGGAAGAGTACGATCCGGACATGGATCAGTTGCTGTACTATCTTCCATTGAGTGGTTCTACGTTTAAGAAAGTATATTTTGATCCGACGAAACAACGTGCGGTGTCGAAGTTTATTCCTGCGCAGGATTTGGTTGTACCGTATTCGGCGTCTGACTTGATGACGGCAAACCGTGTAACGCATGTTCTTCGTATGGATGAGAACGATGTGCGTAAGATGCAGGTCATGGGTATGTACCGTGACGTGGACTTACAGACATCGACAGATTTGCAAGAAGACCCTGTCAAGCAAAAAGTTAACGAACTAGAGGGTTTGTCAAAGAACTACAGCGACGATGTGTTGACGGTTCTGGAGATGCATGCCGATCTGGATATCGAGGGCTTTGAAGATTTGGACCCGATGACTGGAGAGCCTACGGGCGTGAAGCTGCCTTACATTGTTACGATTGACCAGACGTCGGGTGAAATATTGGCTATTCGCCGTAACTATGCGCCTGATGATATGCTCAAGCGCAAGCGTCAGTATTTTGTGCACTACAAGTTTACACCTGGTTTGGGTTTTTACGGATTTGGTTTGATCCACATGATTGGTGGTTTGGGCCGTGCCGCGACGAGTTTGTTGCGCCAGTTGATCGATGCGGGGACACTAGCCAACCTTCCGGCTGGATTTAAGGCCCGTGGAGTGCGGGTACGCAACGACGATGAGCCGTTACAGCCAGGGGAGTTTAGGGACATTGACGCGCCTGGTGGGAGCATCAGAGACGCTATTGTGCCTTTGCCGTACAAGGAGCCGTCAGGAACCTTGGCGCAATTGTTGGGTGGATTGGTTAACGACGGACGTAGATTTGTTTCGTTAGCTGACCAGCAGATGTCGGACATGAATCAGGAAACGCCAGTGGGGACTACGGTTGCCATGTTGGAGCGTGGAATGAAGGTGATGTCTGCAATTCACAAAAGACTGCACTACGCGCAGAAGTCTGAGTTTAGGCTTTTGGCGCGTATCTTTGCGGAAAACCTACCACCAGTTTACCCCTATGAGGTGGCGGGTGCTCCTTCTGAAGTGAAGGCGCAAGACTTTGACGCTCGGATTGACGTTCTCCCAGTCTCAGATCCGAATATTTTCTCTATGTCGCAGCGCATCACGTTGGCCCAGACACAACTTCAACTGGCTCAATCGAACCCCCAGATGCACAACCTTCACGCGGCGTATCGTAGAATGTATCAAGCGTTAGAGGTGCAGAATATTGATGAGATCTTACCTCCGCCCCCACCGCCTCCTCAACCTATGGATCCGGCGGTAGAGAATGGAAGGTTAATCAATGGTCAGGCTCCGCAGCCGTTTCCCCAGCAGGATCATGATGCACACATTCAAGCGCATTTGGCGTTGCTTGAGTTATCTATATTGCAGAATGCGCCTCCTGTTTTGGCGGCGCTGTTTAGTCATGTGTTGCAGCATGTGAGCATGAAGGCTCGTGAGATGGTGGATGCAGAAATAGCGGCTCTGAACGAAGAGCAGGGCATGAACCAGCAATCACAGCAAGAACAAATGCAGCAGATTCAGTTGCTGGCGCAGACGGGTGCTTTAGATCCAGTGTCGGCGCAGCAAATGATGATGCAGGTACAACAAAACGCACCAGTTCAGTTGCAAACGCAGTTTAGCCCAGAACAGGTAGAGGCACGGGTTGCACAAATAGAGGCAGAGCTTATCAAAGAGCTTACGCCGTTGATGACGTATAAAGGTCAGGACGCTTCTGAGCAGGATCCGTTGGTTGATATTCGTATGAAAGAGCTATCGATCAAGGAGATGGAGGCAAACCACAAAGCTGCCTTGGATCAGGCTAAGTTGGAGCTTGAGGGCATGAAGGTGGAACAACGTGCGGTTACGGATGCGGCTCGTATGGAGTTGCAGGAGCAGATTGCGGATGAGCTCAATGAGGTGAACCGTGAACGCATTGATGTGCAACGTCAAGCTGTGGAGCAACGAAATGCCGCTCAAAGAAGGTAGTTCTGACAAAGTCGTCAGTCAAAACATAAAAACGGAGATGGCTGCGGGTAAGCCGCAGAAGCAGGCAGTAGCCATCGCCTTAGACAAAGCGGGTCGGAGCAAGTACGCCGATGGTGGTTTTGTCAACAAACGGTTCAGCCCCATCGCTAGGCCGCAGAGGTTCGCCGGAGAGTTTTGATGTGCGTCCTCGTGTTCGTAGCACACGGACACATGTGGATAAACGGTTACGGAAGCTGGTTCTATAAAGCCTGCTACTACGACTGCGGGTCGAAACGCTTCGGATATTATGATAGGATCTATCGTGTAGATCCTGATTATGTATGTCCTGTGAGGTTTCGAATAGATGATTGATCCTATTACCGCTGTTGGTATCGCCACCTCGGCATTCAACGCGATCAAAAAAGGCATTGCCGTAGGCCGTGATCTCCAAGACATGACAGGGCAACTTTCCCAGTGGGGCAAGGCGTTCTCTGACTTTAATTACGCTGAAGAAAAAAGTAAGAACCCTCCTTGGTATTCCTTTAAAGGTTCTGACGAAGAAACTGCCCTGCAAATCTTTGCGCAGAAAAAGAAGATGGAGAACATGCGCAATGAAATAAAGGCGTTTATCTCTTGGAACTACGGCCCGAGCGCATGGGAAGAGGTACTGGCGATTGAAGCTCGGATGCGTAAGCAACGCAAGGAGGAACTTTATCGTAAGGAGGAGTTAAAACGCAAGATTATCGAATGGACGGTTGGAATATTTGCGGCGTTGGTTGGATTAGTGACTATGGGTTTTGTGCTGTGGTTAATTGGTAAAGGTCAAGGTCGATGGTAAATGCGACTGGTGCAAACAGGTAGGATGCGGTGGATAGTGTACGATGAGCGCGGCAAGATTGTGATTATAACGCATCATCGTAGGATAGCGGAATGGGTAATAGAAAGAGGCGGTTGTGACTGATGGACTGACAGGCGTAGGTAATATGCCGTTCAATGAGGTTATGATGGCTCGTGAGCGCATTGAAAACCATCAGGCGCAACAGCAGGTACAGAAAGAGCATTTACGCGCTCACAAGCTCTCTAAGGTGCTGGAACGGCAGCAGCTTGATTTAATGCTCAGTTATGATAAGTTTGGTAAAGCTAATAGCGGCTTAAAGCCGCAGGGTAGTATCATAGATATGGAGGTCTAAATGACTGT